ACAAGGATTGCCAATGTTTGCTCATAGACAGGGATTTGTAAGTATGAACTTCCCGACGAAACAATTAGAGGTGGTATTAGGTAAAAAAGTATATTTGCATGATAATAACCCAGTATTAAGGTGGATGGTATCAAACGCAGTTCTGAAAACAAATACAGAAGGTAATTTATGCAAAATTGATAAAAACCAAGCTCATCAGAAGATTGACGGATTAGTTACTAATATAATGGCATTAGGCCAAGCAATAGAAGGTGAAGACACCAGCGAAGGAAGCTATTTAGACAATAATGAATTAATGTTTATCGAACTATGACAATTTCACATAAAAGAGTTTACCATTTAGAGGTTCAGAAACTAATAAAAAAAGGCAATAGACAGGTAGATGCTTATTCTAAAGTTGAAGCAGATTTTAAAGAAATGTACGGAAAGCCTTTTTATCTAAAATACAATACCTTTAGAATGAACCACTGGCGATTTATTAAATCTTTGTAACACTTTTTAATTAAGACATTATTTGCTTGCTAATTTTGTAAGCAAATGGGCTTTTTATCTAATTTTTTCGGCAAAAAAGATACAGAACAACGTGCATACGATGTTAATGCTGACCTTTACGGTAAAGATTATAATGGAGCATCTTTTTTAGGTTCTATCGGTGGAGTTGGTTCAATTCCTGTAAATGAAGCAACTACTTTAAGACTTTCAGCAGTTTGGGCGTGTGTAAGAATAAAATCTAATCAATTAGCTACTTTACCTTTTAATTTCTATCAAAAAGACTTAAAAGGGGATTCATATGTTGCTTTAAATTTAGCAGCACAAAAAGTAATGAAGAAGCCAAATCAGTACATGAGTGCTTTTGACTTCAAATTTTCTATGATGTCTGCTAAAATGTTACATGGTAACGGTTATGCGAGAATAATCAGAGATTCAAATTTATTCCCAATTGAATTATTGCCATTACACCCAGATAGAGTAGAACCAAAGATTAAAGATGGTAGATTAATTTATTTAGTAGATAGAACCGAAACATTAGAATCCGATGAGATACTTCATTTTAAAGGATTGTCTTTAGATGGCCTTGTTGGAATGTCTGCCATTAAATCCCAAGCTCAAAATTTAGGTTTAGCACTTTCAAGCCAAAATGAATTAAAACAATTTTACGAAAAAGGATCTAAAATTGACGGATTTGTTTCTTATCCAAATAAATTAGGAGTTGATGCAAAACCGAAAATGGAAGAAGCATTTACTAATAAAGTAAGCGGTTCAAATCCAACTACCAAAACACCAATTTTAGATAACGGTGCAAAATATGTACCTGTTGGTGTAAATCCTGCCGAAGCATTATGGTTAGAAATGATGGGTTACGGAGTGGAAGAAATATGCAGAATATTTGGAGTGCCACCACACCTAATAGCAAGTTTAAAACAATCTACAAATAACAACATTGAACATCAAGGGATGGACTTTGTAAATCATGGACTTTTGCCTGAAGCTAAATGCTTTGAGGAAGAATTAGACCGTAAATTATTATCAAGTTTTGAAGAATCCGACCATTACTGTAAATTCAATATGAACGGACTTTTAAGAGGCGATTCGGCAGCAAGGGCGGCACTATATCAAGCCTTACACAATACAGGTTCAATATCAGCCAACGAAATAAGAAGATATGAGGAAATGAACGGTTATGAAGGTGGAGATACTTATTTTATTCAGTTAAATCAAATTGACATCACCAAATCAACTGAATATTATATGACACCAAAGCCAACGGCAACCCGTGAAATAGATGAGATTGATGAATTAATAAAACGAAGTAAAGAAATAAACAAATGAACGAAAAACGATTTATCGAAGAAGCGGTACAAGTTGAAACCCGAAATTTAGAAGACGGAACAACAGCCGAATATATTTCAGGCCGTGGGATTGTCTTTGACAGTTGGAGCAAACCTTTGACAATGGAATTAAAAAGCGGTCAAAGAATACAATTTGTAGAACGAATTGAGAAAAGGGCCATTGATGGAGTTGACTTGTCGCAGGTTGAAAGTATGGTGGACCATAAGATTCTTTTAGGTAAAAGAAGCAAGGGAACGATGGAAATTGATATAACAGACCAATCAGTAAACTATTCAGTAAAAATACCAAACACAACTGTTGGAAATGATGCAAAAGAAAATATTAGGAACGGCAATTTGGAAGGTTCAAGTTTTCAATTTGGTTTAGCCAGTGGGGGAGATAGTTGGGATAAATCAGTTACACCTTATCAAAGAACAATCAGTAAATTTAGTTTTGTATCAGAGATGGGGCCTGTATCAAGACCTGCTTATGGTGATACAACCGCAGCTTTAAGAAGTTTAGAAGATTTTGAAAAAGAACAAACACCAAAAATAGATTATAATGCTATTTCAAGAAAATTAAAACTACATAAACTTAAAGAAAAAAGAGCAATGGTTAATATTAACGATTCAACTATTACTGCTTTATTAGAAGATTGTGAAAATATGTGTGAATATTCTAAATACAGTATGATGGAAGATTCTATGTATAAATCAATTGATGCCTGCGATCTTTTTTCGGATGCTTTAGATTTAATTACTTGCATGATAGAAAAAAAATCTAAATATTTAGCTGATATTAAAGATGTGACTATAAAATTAGGTCAAGATGTTTTAAGCACATTAAAAGGAAATGCTAAATATATGGATTTAATAACTTCAGTAACACAATCAATTCAATTAATACAATCAATATAAATAAATAAAAAAATGAAAGAATTATTAGAACAAAGAGGGATTTTAGATTCCGAATTGAAAGCCCTTACGGCTAAATTTGAGGCTAAAACCTTAAATGAAACAGAAGAAAAGAGGTTCGATGAGGTAATCGCTGAAATCGAATCTTTAGGTTCTAAAATTGTTACCGCTGAAAAGCGTGAGCAAGCTATCAAGGATGCTGAAAAGCGTTCTCTACCAACTGGGCCAGGATTAGCTATTAATCCAATGAAAGCCGACAACGAAAATCAAGTAAAAGAAAACTTCCGTTTTGTAAACTTGATAAACACATTATCAAGTAACAGACCAATTGAAGGATTTCTAAAAGAAATGAATCAAGAAGGCCAACGAGATATGAAGAATGCCGGTGTAAGCAATGATGAAGATGGATTTATTGTTCCTGCATTTGTTATTGGAGCTGATAAACGTGATTTGGCAACTGTTACAAATGACACAGGAAAGGCAGGTTATACTATTCAAACTGATTTGCTTGCTGCAAGTTATATTGATACATTAAGAAATAATTTGGTTTTCAGTCAAATGGGAACTTCATTTATGACTGGTCTTCAAGGTAACGTAGCAATTCCAAAGAAAACTACTGATTCAGGTGCAAATTGGTTAACTGAAACAGGAGCCATAACAGCAGCAGATTCAGTATTTGCACAAGTCACAATGAGCCCAAAAAGACTTGGTAATGCGATGGCATTTAGCCGTAAATTGTTAGCCCAATCTTCATTGGATATTGAAATGATTGTTCGTAATGACCTTGTTATTTCTCAATCTTTGGCATTAGAAGCAGCAGCCATTAAAGGTGCATCTACTTGGGATGGCCCATTAGGTATTTTAAATACTTCAGGTATAGGTTCAGTTGTAATTGGAACTAACGGAGGAGCATTAACTTGGGCAGCAATTGTAGCCCTTGAAACATCATTAGCTAACTCAAATGCAGCAATCAATAATTTGATGTATTTAACAAATTCTAAAGTTCGTGGAGCAGCTAAAGGTATTGTAAGAGATACAGGTTCAGGTTTATTCTTGTGGGGTGAAGGTTTTGGTCAATCAGGTTCAGGTGCATTGCCTTTAAATGGTTATGGTGCAATGGTTACCAACGCAGTTCCTTCTACGAATGTAAAAGGAAGTTCAGGAGCCGTTTGTTCATCTTTGTTATTTGGTAATTTTGCCGATCTTATGATTGGTCAATGGGGTGGTTTAGTTGTTACAGCTAATCCTTACACACTTGACTTGTCAGGACAGGTAAGAGTTTCTATCAACGCTTATTATGACATAGCAGTAAGAAATGCAGCATCATTTGCAGCTATTAATGATATAACTACTTAATTTTCATCTTTTAAATATTGTTAAAGCCCCTTCAATGGGGCTTTGGCAGTAGAAAGCTATGAGAATCCAACAAGTAACATATCCAACAGGCACTTTAATTACTTTAGCGGAAGCAAAAGCACATTTAAGAGTTACAATAGACAATGAGGATTCTGTAATTAATGATTGTATTAAATCGGCAACAAGTTTAGTTGAATCTTATACCAATCAATATCTTCAGAGTAGAACATTTGTTGCATTTTTAGACATTCAAGAATTTACTGCTTTCAATGTTATAGATATTTGGAAATTTCCAATCACCTCGATTGAATCAATAAAATATTTAGATTCAAGCGGAGTTGAACAAACTTTTTCAACTGCAAATTATACAACTGATTTAATTGATTCTCCTGCACGGGTTTTACCAACCACAATAGCAACTGTTAAACTAAATATTGTAAATCAATATAGAATTTATTTTACCGCAGGACATTTAACAAGAGAATCAATAGATTCAGAATTAATTGGATGGGTAAAAATATTTACAGCGTTTTTTTATCAAACAAGGCAGCCCGAATATACAGGACAACCGGTAAGTGAAATAGCATATAATTACCAATCCGCTTTAGATAAATTTAATAAAGGCCCTTTATGAACATAGGAACTTTAGACCGATTTATTACGATTCAATCTCCAACCGAAACGGTAAGTTCAACCACAGGTGAAAGGGCAATGACTTGGACAACATTTGCACAAGTTTGGTCAACAGTAACCTATCCTGTTAGTCCATTAAGTGGTAATGAAGGAATAGAACAAGGAAGGGAAACAGCAGTAACTCCCGTTGAATTTATGATATGGTTTAGAACCGATTTAAACGAAAAAATGCGAATTAGTTATGATTCAAGCTACTTTAATATTTTAAGAATAAACAAAGTAGGTGGCCGTGATGAGATGTTGAAAATAGTAACCGAAAAAAAATACTAATGGCTTTTAAAGGACAACAAGGGCAAAATAACAGATTCGAGTTACAAGGTTTTGACCAATTTATCAAAGCCGTTCAAACTATGCCCGACCGAATGAAGTCAAATGCAATGCGGGGAATAATTGTCAAAAATATGAAACCTATATCAGAAGCAATTAAAGCAAATGCACCAGTTCGTAATTCAAGTTCATATCAAGGTTCAATAAAACGTAAACGCAAAGATGGTTCAATAAGTACCGAAAGTATGCCTATGAACTTAAAGAAATCAATAGGAGTAAAAACATTTGGAAAAGGAACTGAAATAAGTGGATATGCAGGTATTCAGAAAAAGAAAAATGACGGGTGGTATGGTTTTTTTATAGAAAGAGGAACACGAAATATAGCAAAAGACCCGTTTATAGCAAGGTCGGCAGCCGCTACAATACCATTAGCAACGGAACACCTTACAACAGACATAAAGGATTACATAGTAACAAATGCTCAAAAATTAGGATTAGAAGCTAAATGAACGCAGA